AACCACCATATGCTAATATAGTAAATTTACGAGTGTTTAATCTATAGTATGCGTTAGAAGCGTCTGTAGGTTCAGAATTAAATGAACTAACCCCTACTTCAAATGCCGATTGTCCTGATGTGGCGTAACCATTAGCTATTGTTACAACCGTAGCCCCACTATCCATGTGGAAACCTTTAGTTAAGTATCCCCAAGCGATACCTGTAGTATCTGTCGCCAAACTTGCCGGTATTTGTTTTCCTTTATATTGGTAAAAATCATAATCGATACCCGTTATATTTGATATACCTAAGTATGCCTTTCTTGGATTTTCTCCACTTGAAATTACAGGATTATCGCCACCAGAACTTGAACCAAAAGGAGGGTTGTAAATTGTTTCTCCCGCCGTGTAGTATTTAGTTTTATAGTTTACAAAAGGTGGAGTTGCGTTAGCATATTCTCTTGAAATATATCCCTCAAAACCACAAGGTAATGCATCTATTGGTGCTTCATCGCTCATTTCCAACATTACGTATTTAGATTTAACCTGATACTCACCATTAGATGTACCAATCTTGTTAGCTACGTAATTGTTATTTGATGGATCCATAGAACAATTAGTAAAACTTTCAATAACTTTAACATTTTGGTCGTTATCAAAGAAATCACGAATAAATACATCAAATGTACCATTAGTAAATGATATATTACCTATTGACATTTTAACCTGTGTGTTTGCTGCGTTACCGTCAGATATTAAAACAAATTTAAATAATTTGTAAACTTTATTACCTCTAAGTTCAGAAACCAAGTATGGTGTTTCAGGTGTTTGATATTGTTCTAAATAAAATCCTAAAGAGTCTGAATAATCAGGACTCGACACATCAGTAACACCGGGTAAAGATACTAAGTCACAATATAGACCTCTAATTTGACCTGCTCTGTAACCTGTTAAAAGTAAACTTGAATAAGTCTCCTCAACAAAAAGAGGAACTTCAGTTCTATTTTTACCAAAATTAGATCCACCAAATACTTTTCTAATAAAGTTTTTATCTGTTGATTGCATTGAAGTCTCAAATTCAAAATTATCTCCGTCATATGTTACGCCTGATATTGAGAATGGTAAATATGGATTTTTAGTTACACCTGAATACGTATTTGTACATATCATATGGAGTACCTGAATAATTTGTGATGTAAAATTTGGCAGAACCTGAATAGTTACCACCAGTTCCCGATAATGAACCAAGAGAACAACCAAAACCTTGTCCGTAATATGTATTTACCGTATTATTTTGGTAATTAAATAACCCATAGAACCAAGCATCGTTAGTGGTTGAATTTAATGTACCACCACTTGCTGATGTAACACCAAAGTTTTCAGTATATGCCGTTACTGTATTAATAGACCCACCTGTCACAAGGTTAAATGTTCCACCACTGACAATACCCCAAAACATAGAAGTTGTACCTGTTGATGATGTTCCGGCCAAATTAACTTGATTAGAAAGGTAAGTTTTTAAATCGGATTCAACTGAAGATGTACCACCATTGTATTCTGTATATGTGTTATAAAAATTACCGTCAACGTTTAAAGAAGATGGTACTGTTGTTAATGTAATATTAGCTGAAGTACCTGTTGTTCCCGTAAATAATACATTTACCGGTCCAGTATTACCGGTTGCAACAATAGATGATGAGTCAACATTTCCTATAGTGACAATAGACCAAGATGGTCCCGCATCATATCCTGATAACCCAAGAACCCTAGTAACAAAAAGTTGATTTGATTGTTGTAAATATGCTTTAGTGATATAAGCTAATTCGTATTTAGGTATTTGTGTGTTTACAAATTTTTCTGGACTTGTTCCTCCAAAATAAACTTGGAATTCGTCAAAATTTGTAATAAAAATTGGTTCGAAAGCAGGTCCTTGTAAGGTTTCTCCCGCAACTCCCAATGTTGTTACACCCACACTTTGTGCAACAAATGTTAAGTCTCTTTCAGATGTGTAAACTCCAGGAGAAACGAAAACTTTGTTAGATGATGCCATGTTTTAAAAAGTATTTAAATTTTTATTTTATTATATAAATACCTCGTCAAAACACAAAAAACTTTACCCTTATATAATATTTATCAAATGGTAAGAAAAAAATCTACCTTTTTTCTACCTATAACTTTTTACAAAATGAAAAAGATAAAAAACTTAAAAATATCAGAAGAAACTCATAATTTATTAAAAAAATACTGCGAAGAAAATGGACTTAAAATGTATAAATTTTTAGAAAATTTAATTAAAAAAAATTGTGAAGTAAAAAAAGATTTATATGGGGAGTAGTTAAACTAAATATGCGGTTGTATATATGGTTGCCGATTTAGTTGGGTCTATCTTTGTTACAGTAATTAAAAACGTATCTCCATCAGTAATTTGTATAGTTGTTAAATCGTCACCGACATAATTACCATTTATAAAAACAGAATAAGACGATACATTATCTATTTCCCCAACTTTTAAATCTGCGGTATATCTAAAAACTTCAGTTAGTTGTGTTACCCCAACAACAAAAGTTAAATTTAAATCAAAATAATTTGGTCTTGGGGGTTGTGGTTTTACGTTTCTACCTCTTACTTTTGTATCCACTTCAAACATAGTGACCTGCCTTGATATTGCGGGTGATATTTGAAACTCTTCTTCATCTATAAGAAGTCCTTTCATAATAAAAGTATAGTTTGCAATGTAGTACTTTCTTTTTTCTAAATCTTTTGCCGACTCATCCCCAACACTTTCCATAATTATAGGTATATAGTGACCTTTAATTTGAGTGTATGCCTGTTTTGATGTGAAAGTTTGCATAACAATTTTATTAAAATCATTAAGCTCTCTCATCCTATTACAAAATAACTTAACATTAAATGTAATATCAACAGGGACTGGTTGAGGGATTTTATAAACTGTAGCGCCTTTTCTTTGACCGTCCCAAGTTGGTACAGTATAATAAAAAAATTGCCTTCTATTTGGTATGTTTGCGGCACCTCCTTGAAATGTTCCGTATTTTACTTCCGGTAGTCTAACAGTGGCAATAAAAGGTAACGACACGTTATTATCTAAATCTTGAAAATTCCAAGACTCAACAAATTGTGACCAGTTTTGGTTCGTTATTATTTTATTAATTGTTGGTACTGTTTTTTCATCGACAACTAATTTTAATGTTTCTTTAACAAAATCTAACATACCTTTATCTAAATCCGCATGTAAAACTCCTTTGGGTAAATAGGTTCCTTGGTCAGTAATGTCGTCTAACATTTCCTGTCTTCGCTCCCTACCAACTTTTTCTGGAGTTAAAGGTAAATAATTTTTTATTTTTTTAGGTAATGCCATTTTTATATTCCTCTAAATTCATTTTCATTTACAGGTGCTCCAATAATAGAACGATAGAATGGTTTATAACCACCATAAGTGTGTTTATTATCCGAAATAACACGACCATCATTTACGACTGTATAATACCTAACTCTTGTTTCAGTCTCATAATAACCAATATAATCACCATATGAAATCTGTATACCTAACTCATCTAATTGTTTTTGGTAAACACCAATTTTAATATTACCTGGTTCTGTTTGTGAGATTTTAGATGCCCCGTAATCAACATTAGAAGGTTGCTCAACTTGTACATATCCTTTAAATTCAACAGGAGGTAAAAATTGTATACCATCTTCTAAAGTTTCACCATAAACATCATCATTTACAGTTCTTTGTCTATCAACTCTATATAATACCACGGTAAAATTCATATCTCCACCTAACCATTCGTCACCCATAGATATATCCAAATCAAAATCTTGTTCAGAAAAAAACTTATTTAAACGAGTAATTGGAACTTTATTCTCTGCCATAACTATAAATACTAATAAAACAAAAAACCCACTTTAAAGTGGGTTACAAAAATTTAATTTTAAATTAGTCATTAATATGTGCTTTATTTGCTTCATCATTTACAATTTTTTGAAGTTCATCACATGTTGTTGTAACACCTTCACTGTACCAAATAAATTTTTTATCTCCAACATAAGTTTTGTTCAGTAGCCAAATACTCTGTTTGTCTCCATCCATAAACGTTAAAAGTTGACAATTCCTCAATCTGAATACATTATTAATTATCATAACGTACAACCAAAAGTTGCAAAAAAATGGGTTAAACTGGATTCATACTTTGGTAAAAAATTAATGGAGGATAAAATGTATACCAAGGAACCGACTGAAATATACGTTGAAAAGCTTTTGGTCGAAAAAGATAAATCGTATCACATTTGGGGTAAAATATTTTCAGGTGACACAACTTATGATTTTTGGATGCCAAAATCAGCACTCGTTAAAGATAACGAAGTGAAAAATGTTGTTATAGATTATAGTAAATATAAACACAGAATGCCAATGACTCACCAAATTGAGGCAATTGAAAAGTTGGTTAGAAATAAAAAGTTTATTTTGGCCGATGATATGGGTCTTGGTAAAACCACATCAACAATTATCTCCGCTTTAGAAACAGGCGCAAAAAAGATTTTAATTATATGTCCTGCATCATTAAAAATTAATTGGCAACGTGAAATTGAAAATTATTCAGACAGAACCGTATATATTGCAGAAGGTAAAAAATTTTCAGATCAACATGATTTTGTAATCATCAACTATGACATCTTAAAAAATTTCCACGAGATTAAGAAAAAAGACGACTCAACAATTCTAAAGACAAAATTTGATTTAGTCATTATGGATGAGGCACATATGATTTCAAATCCACAAGCGCAAAGAACTAAAATCGTAAATGACATCATATCAAGAATAGAAAGAGTTTGGTTGTTATCAGGAACACCTATGACATCACGACCTATGAATTATTATAATTTATTGAACATTGTTGATAGTCCTGTGGCTATGAATTGGATGGCGTACGCTAAAAGGTATTGTAATGGTTTTCAGTTTAATGTTGGTAAAAGAAAAGTTTGGAATGTTCAAGGAGCAACTAATCTTGACGAATTAAGAGAAAGAACTCAAACACACATTTTACGTAGATTAAAAGAAGAGGTTTTAGATTTACCCGAAAAAATTATCACACCCGTTTATTTAAGGTTAAAATCTAAAGATTATGAAGAATTGATGGGTGAATACTATGATTGGTACGACCAAAATCCCGAAGAATCCAATTCATTAACAATTCAATTTGGTAAATTAATGAAGGTTAGAAAAGTGATTGCTCAGGAAAAAATTAATAACACGATTGAGTTGGCTGAAAATATTATTGAGCAAGGTAAAAAAGTAATCATATTCACAAACTTCACCGACACCCTCCAACAAATCTACCAACATTTTGGTAAGTCGGCAGTTTATTTAGATGGGAGTTGTTCAAAACCTCATCGTCAAAATGCTGTTGATGAATTTCAGACTAACGATAAGATTAAAGTATTTGTTGGTAACTTGAAAGCCGCGGGTGTTGGTTTGACTTTAACTGCTGCCGAAGCGGTAATAATGAATGACTTATCATTTGTACCCGCTGAACACGCACAAGCCGAAGACCGTTCACATAGAATTGGTCAGAAAAATTCCACATCAGTTTATTACCCTTTATTTGAAAATACAATTGAAGGTGCCATCTACGACATCTTAAACAGAAAGAAAAAAATCATATCAACCGTTATGGGTGATGATATGATGGATGACGCATCTGCAATAGAAGAAATGTTAAAAATGATTTCTAACGGACGTTGATATTTATATATCATGGAAGTTAAGATTAAATATATTGGGTGTACTCCGACAAAAGGTGGGGAATCTTTAATTAAAGAATTCATAAACTTTTTAAAAAAGGAACATCCGTTAGAAAACGACGTTACCATTAGTTTTCAAAAAAATAGAACCGGTAAAATGACCACTGGTTCAAGAACAAGTGGTAGTTTATTAAAAATTTTAGTTAAAGACCGGATTAATAGAGATATTTTAAAAACATTATCACATGAGTGGATTCATGAATATCAAAGAACCGTACTAAAAAGAAAAAAAGGTAAGGACATTGGCGGTAAAAATGAAGATGAAGCTAACGCTAAAGCCGGTGCAGATATTAAAAAATTTGAAAAGGATAATAAATCTATTGAAAAAAAATTATATTCCCCATTTAAAGAAAAAATTGAAGAAATAGAAAATAAATTAAAAATAGAATCAGTATCAAAACAAAACATTATAACCGAAATAAAAAAAATAAGTATAGAAAAATTACCTTATAATTATGACTCTGTGGGTGTTTTTATTGATAGTGAAACTATGAAAACTCACTACACTAAACATTACAAAACTTATGTTGAAAAATTAAATGTTGAGTTAGAAAAAATTAAAGGTCCTGATTTAGAATTGGAAGAAATCATTAAAAAAGTTTCTAAATTTAATAAAATTGTTAAAAACAATGGTGGTGGTGCCTTTAATCACGCTTTGTTTTGGAAAATGCTATCCCCAAAAAAACAACAAATAAAAGACCCTATATTATCTAAAATAGAAAAAGATTTTGGTTCTTTTGAAAAATTTAAAGAAAAATTTGAGGAAGAGGGTAAAACAAAATTTGGTTCTGGATGGGTTTGGTTAATATTAACAAAAAATAATAAGTTAAAAATCACAACAACATCAAATCAAGATAATCCATTAATGAATACGGAAAAAGAAAATGGATATCCACTATTAGGTTTAGACCTATGGGAACACGCATATTATTTAAAGTATAAAAACAAAAGAGACGAGTATATTAAAAATTTTTGGAAAGTGGTTAATTGGGAATTTGTTAATGACTCTTTTAATTCACTATTAGAAAAAAAGTAAAATTGTAAGTCTTTTTATTTTAATGATATTTATATAGAAAATATATTATGTCTATTGTAATCATTAACGAACCAGAAAGAAGTAAACTTTATAAAAGAATACGTAATCTTTTAGGTGCACCGTTACGTGGAGTTGAGTTGGATGATGAAATGATGGATTCTTTATTGGAACTTTCTATAGAGGATTATGAACAACATGTTCAAGATTGGTTAATCGAATCTCAATGGACCTCGGTTTACGGTTTAAATCTTGATGAACAATCTATAACAAGAGCACTATCAACACGTAGTATGGATTGGGAGACCCAATACACTTATGCATATTCTAAAATTGTAGGTTTACAGGCGGGTGGTGATTGGGTTTTAAAAAAGGATTATATTGACTTAGTACCTAATCAACAAATATATGAAATACCTGCTGGTAGAGAACTAAACGAACTATTATGGTTTGCAAGACCTGAATTAGATGCCGCATACTTTGACCCATTTATGGGTGGATTCGGAGGATTTGGAGGTATTGGTTTAGGTGGTGGGGCGGGATTTTCACAAATGGGTACAACAGGTAACTATTTTATTACACCCGCATTTGACATTCTATTAAGAATGTCCGATATCCAAATGAAAAGAAGAATCATTACCGGTGAT